TGAAAATAGCTAGTTGTTCCATCCTCTTGTTCATACCATAAAGCCAATGAAATACGTGAATTTGCGGTAGCTCGCTTACTTTTATATTCCGAATTTATATCTGCCGTAATTTTCATACTACCACTTAAATCAATTAAATTTTGTGTTATAGTAAATGCATTTGTTGTAGTTTGCGGCTGACCTTCGATTACATTCGAAAAATCTAAAGTTGTCCATTCTTTGGTGACACGTAAATCGCTTTTAGGCTCATACTCAGCAGGAAGAACAGGATAAGTTTGAATAATTTCAGTAACTGTATTCTCTATTTGTAAATCTAAATCTAAGTCTAAATCTAAATCTAAGTCTAATGTTTCGTCAACAATAGCAGTGCGAGCAGGAAATTTAAAATAATTAAATTGTGTATTTATTAATGGTAAAACTGATTCTGCTAATACATTTGTAGTTATAGCTTCAATAACCAATAATGAAGAAGTTGGTTGAATTAAAACATTGCCGCTTTGATCACGAGAAACTACTGCACTATTATTCGATATCGCAGTTATCCCTTGTTCTTCATAAAATGAATCTTGTCTTAATGAAACGCTATCTGTCATCTAACTACTTTAAAATAAATTTGGTCATCAATATATTGTTCCGTAAAGCCATCTACAATTTTAAGTTGTAAACGATAATAACGCTCAGGCATAAAACCATTCATATCAACGTAAATGTAATTGCTTGTACTATCACAACTCAATTTAGTATAAATATTATCGTACGGAATTATGACTTCATCTGTAGCTGCATCTAAAACAGAGTAATATGATGCTGATGGTAAGTATTTAACAGTTTCAATAGGAAATAAATTAGTTGGTGATTTTTGCGGATATTTATCTCGTGCATAAATACGTATTTTACTAATTTCTGTGTCTTTATATGACGGTTTAACGTTAGTGTATAATGAATATGACTCTAGATTAGCCGCGGCAAGCGAACCCGTCGTAAAAGCACTGTTATCCCAATACATCGTTATTCTAGGAACATATATAGTATGAGTATCTCTGCTAAAGAATCTAACATATCCAGAAATGCCAGTATTAACTTCATCAGCATCTGAATATTGTATCAAAAAGCCATAATTTGGTATAGTATTATTATTGCTACCACTAATCCATATTTTTATTTGATCAGTAACATTAATATTTAAATCAGTAGTTCTATAAGAAAAAGATTCCGATGTTACTAATACTGGCGAAGTACTAGAACCAGAATAATAAAGATAATTACCGCCATATCCTGATCCAGATATATATAAATCACTTGTTCCAATTTCGATTTGTTGACTTCCAGATATCCATGTTGATCCTGATGCTGGAGTGTCCCAGCATACGCCATCTGTTGTTGCTTCAGAAAGATATCCAGTACCATTAGTCCAATCTTGTCCTAACATTTTTGCTACGATTGTATAATCAGCTGGCAAGTTTTTTGCGTGATCAGTATACAACTGTAATACAAATTTGCAGTCATTAACTGTTTTAGAATACTTAGCTAATGACGCTGAAATTTCAGACATATCAAATTTAATAACTGCTCGAGATTTCAATAAATTAGAACCAGATGTACCTAAACGTTTCCCAACTTCTAGTATTTCATCTAATCCAGTATTATATGATGGATATGATTCATATAACGTTGCATCTTTATTTGCATAAAATATTCTAAACATTATGTTCCTTAATAATTAACTACTCGACCTTTAATATCTTGATTTGGAAATTTTACTTCGAAAATACTAGGATCTAATGACGGATAAATTACACCGTTCTTTGTAGCAGATGATAAATCATAAATATTTCCAGAATATCCTAATGTAGTATCATATAAATTATTAAATGTAATATTAACTAAGTTTTGAACACCCCGTACATTTGATATGATATTCATTACTTCAGTTTTAATTACAGGCTGATTTATTTGCCAACGATCTATATCAAAATACATTTTTAATGCATTTATACAACTTAATAAAACTTCATTACTATTATAATTTGATAAAACTGAAATTTCAAATTGAACGCCAATATTAATAATAAATGCATCTTTAATATTGATTGCATCTGTTAATATTCTATAATAATTAAGATATGTTTTTAAATTTTCTTTGATTGAATCATTTAATGCAATTAATTGTTTGTTTTCATTAAATCCTAAAACATACATGTTAAGTGCTAATGGATTAGGCAAACGATTTTGCGTATAATCTTCTTGTATAATTTGATCATCAGGTACAACATATGCTTTTGATATACTGCCATATTTTGCCGGCATTGAATATGCACGTATAATATAGTCATCACGAGTCACAGTACGATTTTGTGTAGCAAAATTAGCTAATGCATTATTTTTAATATCCTGTAATGTATCAGAATTTTTTGCACCAGCTGCTGGTACTGGATTTGTTACTGCAACAGTATTTTTTACAAAATTAAATACGGGAATAGATGCAGTCGAATTAACATCTTCATCATAATTAATTTGTTGTATATTTGTAAGAACATTTGCTACAACATTATCAGCTATACCATTACCAATAGTATATGTAACTGTTAATGTAGTATTTGCAGGTGCTTGTCCATATGTTCTTGTATATAAAAAGTTAGATGGATCTATATCAACATCGACACTAGAACGAACGCCAGCAAGTCCATTTCCTACATTTGTAGGATTAGGAATAATTTCTTCATCATTATTATCTGAAATTCCTGCACCAAATTGTAATTCTAATAAATTATCGCTACGCAATCTAGTAACAAATCGTTTAGCAGTACGTTTCATTTTTAATAAACTAGGTGAAGATGAACGATATTGAAATAAATCTGGATCATTTTCTGCTAAATTAGGAATTGATTCAAAAATTGTATCTTGTGCTAAATATGGAACTTCATACCAAGCATCGCCATCAGATTCAGTAACTGAAATTATATCAATAATATTATTTTCTGGCAATACAATTTTATCATATGCAATAGGTGTTCCAAATGTAAACGTTCTAGTTACAACATCGCCAGATACTGCTTGTATTTGTTTTTTTAATAAATAATAAGTTGGTTGTTTTGTAGTATCATCACTTTCATAAATAGAAACTTCAGTTGGATCAATTGATGATGAAAATGCAAAATCTATAGAATCTAACGTCCTAAAAACAGCTGGACCATTTGTTGCAGAAACTCGCATACCAGGTTTAATAGAAAGTGCATATGTATAATCAGGTGCAACGTTACTACCCGATCCGATAGCTGGTACTAATTGAAATACATCTAATGTTACATATGCTGGTATAGAATTTTTAGGTCGATAACCAAGCATTTTTGCAATATCATATATATTTCCTCGTTCAGTTGCTTGTTCTAATAAAGATTCTTTTAAATTATTATCTGCATAATATGATAAAACATCGCCAACATATGCAGCTAATTCTAATAAAATCATTCCAGATGATGCTTCACTAAAATCAGTATATGTTGTAGGAAAATATTGTTTAGTAAATTCAATTAAATTTCTTCGAATCTGACCAAAATCTTTACCTAAATAAGAAACATCTTTTTTTGTTTCCATATTGTTATCCTTGTATTATCTGTAATATACCGCCATCATCAATAGCTAATGTAAGTGTATTTAAATTAATTCCATTAGTTGAATATTCTAGTGTGATTTCTATTGTATGAATCATTGTCGGGTCATCTTCAATCGTTTTTAGTCTAATTGCAGTAACCGTAACTTCAGGTACCCATATATTAATTTTTGGAATAATATAATCTTCTATTTCTTGTTGCAATTCTCTAGAATTTACTTCAAATAAAATTTTAAATAAATCTGTTCCAAATTCTGGTTGTAAAGGTCGTTCGCCAATTCTTGTTAATAAAAGATTTTTAAGTTTATTAAATATAACTTGTTCCGTATTGTATACTGTAGAAAAGGGCGTAGCAGATCCAAATGAAAGATCTAAACCAAAAGCCGTTGCAGCTGATTCATTAATTTCTACAATAACGTATGGCATTACTAACCACCTTTCTTTTTATTCATTGCTTTCATTAAAGCACTATAATCTCGTGTCATTGCTTGTTGTACTTCCTCTGGCACTTCAAATGTTTTACCCGTTTCTGGATCTTCCATTAATTTTGGTGCAGCTGGTTGACCTGTAATAGCAGCTCGCATGTTTTCTCGCATTGCACCGAATCCAACAGCATCTGCAGATGTCATACGTATTTCATCTATACCTTCATTCATCATTTCTGCAAAATTATTCATTGCCATTGGTCCTTGTTCTACCAATGCATCTGTTTCGTTTAGAATTGACGCCCATTTGTTGTCAGTAAATTGTACTTTAGGTTTCTTTACTGGCGATGCCGGCGCATTTCTTTGGGCGCGCGTAGTTGGCGAAGCCGGTTGTTTCATCTCTGTAATTGTAGATTGTAAACCTTCTTTAAGAATTTCTGTTAATTCTTCTTTAATAACCTCACGTACGGCTATTTTAAGTGCTTTTATAAGTGTTTTTGAATCCATATTATAATTTTATAATAAATATGTAGATTAGTAATTTATAGCCAGTCCCCATTCAGTATCGGATATTTTCGGACCATAAAACGTTTTTGTAGTTTCATTAATTGCAAAATCTCCTGTTTTTCCTTGATCGACAGTGGGCTGAGATGCGCCTTGAAGCATAATAACTTTACTAGGCATCTCTAATAAATTTTCTACAATACTTAATTGTTTTTCATTTAATTGTTGAATTAAATTTTCTCGATTATCTAAATCTTCAATTGAAGTATTTTTTACATTATAAAACTCAGATGGTGTATAATTAATAACTTCATTATTTAAAGAATTAACTGCTAATTGAGTTATTGCAGATACTTCAAATACTTCATTGTTACATATCGAAGATAATTTATTGATAACTGATCCTAATAATGATGATGCTAAAATTACACTACCATTAACTACTGTAATAATAATAGATGCTTGTTTTAATGCACCAATAATAGTTGCAATTAATTCGTTTTGAACTGCTAATGCTTGTACTAACGCTGGGGGCGATGGCAATGGAACGGCTACTTGTATATTAATTAATGTTGCTGCAATTTGAGCGGCAACGGTTAATGCTGGTACTACAATTTGTAATATTCGCAATACTTCTTGAATTTTTTGTATAATTTGTTGTATTGATTGTAAAGTTGTTTTGATTTTTTTAACTCGAGGATCATTACAATCAATACGTTCTGATAACTTACTAGCATCCGAAACTGCTTCAGTAACTTTTTGCGTTAATCTATCAATTAGTTTATTTAGTGCAGTTTGCAATTTATTAACTGCGGTCGGTACTTTTTGTACAACTAAATCAAATGGTGGTGCAACTGCCATGTTATGTTTTCTTTATTTTATATTGTTTACTTTTTAATTCAGGTAATAAATCATAAATTTGACTTATTGCTGCTGCAGCATTAGTTGTAACCATAGCACCATTTGCTGTGCCGCCGGCGGCAATTGCATTTGCTAATTTTAAAATAATTTCATATAAAACTTCACCATGTACCATAGATTGATCTGCAGAATCATCGCCTATTTTAATTTCGCCTGGAGTATTTAATACAATTCCTTTTTCTGAATCAATTACTGCAATATCTTTTTTTGCTCGAAGTATAATTCTATCACCTACTCCAATTAATTGTGATTGATTAGAGAATGAATTATATACAGTTAGTTCTTTAGATAATTTTAAATTAGGTATCGTTTGTGTTGTAGTTAAATATAATGATGATGCATCTGTTTCTATATTTTCTACAACAAATTCTTTTTTATCTAAATTAATAGTTCGATTTGATAAAACAATAATAGGATCGCCATAACTAAATTGTTGTCCAATCCACGATGGCGATTTATGATAATAGTTAGTTGGATATGTAGTATTTAATGTACTGCTAAAACGTATACTATTTCCGTTACGACCTTCAATTAAAACATCTCCTTCATATGGTTGTATCGGAGAAATTGATTTTCTAGAAAATGTAACACCTGGTTTTACATTATTAATTTGCTCTTCAGTAAGTCCTTTAGACACGCCGGGCATCATATTTTCATTAAGTGAAGAATGTATATCGACGGTAGAAAGATAATACCAACTTTCACGCCATGTTGTGTCAGTAGTTTGTTGATTAATTGTTTTATAAATTAAAACAAATTCGCCAACTAATGGAATTTTTTTAATACTTAAATTACCTGGTTTTACAATGTATATTTTTTGATTATATAATTGTCTACAAGATCGTACTTTAAGTGCAAATAATTCCGATAAATTAGAATTTTCAGTAGGAGTCGGAACATATTGATATGTTCTTTCATATTCTAATACTTCAGCAACATCCCATTCAAATTGAGTCATTAACATCCTTTTCTAACTTGCGCTTAGCTATTTCTACACGCTGTGCTAATTCATCAGTTTCATATGAAATATTATCTAATTCGTCCGTTAATTCGTCTGATAATGTTTGTTCCGCAACTTTAAGTAATTGTTGTTTTTCTTCTTCGCTCAATAAGCTATCTGCGCCTGAAATTGTTTGTTTGGTTGAAATATATCTTTGAACGATCGCCGTTAATTTAACTAAATGATCATCATTTTTAACTGCAACATCTAAATATTCTTTAATTAAAGGTACAATGATTGTTGCGTCAGATGCATTTTTTATCAAAGGTTGCAGTTGTGCAATTAATTGATTGATTTGGCGATCTTTCTTTTTTGAATTGTGATATACATCAGACATTAAATCTGCAAAGGTTGTTCCTTTGAATAATTCATCATTTCTGTCCATGCCGGAAATCCTTTAATAATAAATATTAAAACGGCAATTTTATGAAGTCTGTTCGTTCATACTCTCGAAACTTCTCTTCATAAATTTGTTTTAGAACTTTAATAACTTTGGTTATATTAGTTGTTTCTAAACCCGTACGTTCTCTTATAAAGATATATAGAGCCTTTTTATTGAAATTTTCGATATTTTGTCTAGTTTCAAAAATATGAAGAATTGAATCTGCTACGTGAATATCAGTTGGATTTGTAAAAATATAATTTAAATTATCGTAACAATGTTCAATATATGCATCCATAAAATACTGCAGAGTTTCTAACATATCTGCATTATGCATTTCAGTAATAATATTGCGTTGTTCATCTACATCAATTTCTAACGCATCCGATTTTACTTTTGCATAACCTTTTTGATTTTCTGCAATTAAATAATTAAATGATGTTCTAGTATAATATGAATATGCTTTACCAGCCGCAGCATTAAATTTATCTAAACGTGCTGTTAAGTATGTAACTAAATCAGTTTGTAAATCAACAAATGTTGAATCGATATAGTCAGGTTTAACTTTATTAATAATATTTTCCGCAAGTTTTAAAAATGCAGGATATAT